ATAACACTGTCCCATATCAGTCCAATCACCGTCAGGAATACTAAGGTAATTCTTGTGGTAAAAGAATGGAAGTAACAACTCCCCACCTGCTGATGTGGTGGGATCCAAATACACATGTGGTAATTGCGTAGTTTGAACCAAATCTGCCGAAACCAACGCCGAGTGGGTAGACAAATCATCAAAAACCGCCAAAGGGTTATAAGCCAAGACCGCTCGCCCGTATTGAAAACCATTGCCATTAATGACAGCTTTCACGTGCAACTTACACCTCAATAAATTAAAGGTAGTAATGCGGTCAATGACCCTTTGATTCTCAAAGAAATCTTGCCAAGGATTAAACTCCTCAGCAAGGGTGCTTGATGTTGACCACTCATACTCACGAACCTTAATGGGACGACTGAAAAAGTTTCCCAAAGACGCGTCGTTAGAGTCCTGAAGGCGCCTTGTGGGGTCAACTTCAGAATCAACTACATACATCTTAGTTTCGAGTTGGTCGGAGAACGAAATATTTTGCGACTTTTCGTTCAAAGTCGTGTTCATCAGTGATACCCCTTCAACACCTGAATGGGGCGAAAAATTCCGAGGAACTAAGGATGACTCAAAAGTAGGACTGTGCTTAGCACTTTCTTGAGCTTTCCTAATAAGAGTTTCGTACGCGCGCCTATTACGTTCATATAGCTTCATATACGATTTACTCTTTATCTTTTTGTCGCCTTTCTCCTTCAATTCAGTACCCGCTTGAGGCGTGTATTTCAATCTGTGTCCAGGCGTGACACGAGGTATTTCGATCCATACATCAGTATCGTCAACATCGTGCCTCGTGGTATCCACCACTACTACATGTTCTCGAGTGTAGCGCTCATAACTATTTTCTATATTTACAATATTTACAGTGTTGTTAATCATTATAGATTCGGATACGTGTTACGATTACACACGTTCTATAGTTCATTTGACACTCCACCCGGAGCATCTATGTACATTTTGCAAAGCCTATACTAACTCATAATAAACAAAAGAGGTTCGTATGGTATCCATATACAAAATGAAATTTTGCTAACCATCAGATTTCAAACTGGGAGTGATTTAACGTCTCGCTTGGACGGGCTGGTAGAGCATCTAGATACTCAAGCATTGCACACGTGAAAGGTGTAACAGTAGCGCGGGTCATGTAATCATACACAGCCTTCTCACTACCAAAATGCGATTCACGAATGCGCCATCTCATACCAGTATAGGTAGCAGATATCAAGTCTACAGCGGGAGCTATAGCACGTAATCCTGCAAACCACCTGGACATTTGAGTCTTGGCTTTATGCCTTTGTTTGTCAGACCTTTTAACTTCAACTATGAGATATATATTCCTATGTCCAATAATACCTTGGAACACAAGATCTAACTCTCCAAATAGGAAAAGTGGGTAATCTTTACCAACTTGAGTTAATGGTACATCCTCCACAGCATGTGCATATTGTGCTTCTGCTATGTGAGATAAGCTTGACTCATCACCTGATTGCCTAGTGTAAACGATTTCGTCCTCTCCTTCAGCTTCAACACTATCGGGAGAGTATTTCACATGCCAATTACGAATGTGATCATCGTAACTCCAATCCAACAATTCACATAAGTGCGTGATATTATTGTCCTGGGCAACCTTCTTGATTTGTTTACGTCTTTCCTCATAAATTTCCTCACCATGTCCGAACCATTCGCGCAGTGCTGTATCCAAGTTTTGGGCACATGCTTGTTCAGGTGTTAGTGGGGCTCCTTTTGGACGCATGTAGCAATGTAATGACTTAAAAATCGACTTCTCGAGCAACGCGCCAACATGAACACCTAATTTAGGGTGATAAATGCTTTTACGTTTAAGAAATTCAAAATCCTCGACATCCAAATACGGTACAAGTTCACTAGTCTTGTCTGGCATAGTATAAATTTGTCCATGCTTTCCAAGAAATTCAGAGCAACCTTTGATGTTAAACAATGGATGTGTGGGAGCCACACTTCCAATATTGTCATCACCATAAGTCATTATGTGTACTACCTTTCGGAAATCTTCACTGCGATCATATACGCTAAAGAAAAAACTCCTAAGGTTAAGACATCCGCAAATTCCATTAAGGACAGCGGTGAGAGAGTTTCCACTGATATGAGTACCAGTGGTCAAGCCAACCAAATCGCCATTAAATGCAATTAACGAGTAAACTAAATCACCCGTCATAGCTTTCATGGC